ATGTAATGTTACTGATTACAGAAGTAAATGATAATGTCAATCTCGTCACCGAAGAAGTAAATGGTGAGAAGCAGTATCATATCGACGGCATCTTTATGCAAGCCGAGCAAAAAAATAGAAACGGTCGCGTTTACCCAAACAAAGTTTTGATGAACGAAGTTCAAAAGTATAATAATGAATATGTGAAACCCCAACGAGCAATGGGAGAACTCGGACACCCCGAAGGACCATCGCTCAACCTTGAAAGAGTATCTCACCTCATCAAAGAAATGAGAATTGATGGAAACGACATTTATGGAAAGGCAAAGATTCTTGATACACCTTATGGTAAGATTGTCAAAAGTCTTATCGACGAGGGTGTGAAGATCGGTGTTTCTTCCAGAGGTATGGGTTCACTAAAAGAAAAAGATGGCATCAATGAAGTTCAGGATGACTTCACTCTTGCCGCTGTCGATATCGTTGCCGATCCATCAGCCCCTGACGCTTTTGTTCAAGGGATTATGGAAGGCAAGGAATGGGTGTGGGAAAACGGTATTCTTACATCTCGTAAAATTGAAGCAGTCAAGAAAAAAATCGAAACTGTTTCACGTTCAGAGTTGGAGGAGGCGAAGTTACTCGTGTTCGCAGATTTCCTCTCAAAATTATCCAGAGATAAATAAAAAGACAAGGAGAATCAAATGAGTCTTGAAAACGCTCTTGAAACTGCGAAACAATTATTAGAGGACCAAGGTGAAGGTATGCCTATGTCTCCCCCCGGCACTTCTGTTGAAAAGAAGAAGAAGGCAGGAGGCGATGCCGAAACCGCAGACGGCAAAGGTGCTGAATCCGCTGATGGTATTTCCCCAATGTTCGCCAAGCCACTCGAAAAGGGTGAACTTGGTAAAGCACATTCCACCGACCTGTCCGATATGGATAGCGAAGAGGAGTATGGTAGCGAAGAAGAAATGGCTGGCAAAAAGCAATTGAAGAAAATGATGGCTGGTGCTGGTATGTCGGAAGAGTTTGTTGAGAAGGCTTCCGAAATCTTCGATCACGCTGTCGATCTTCGAGTTGATCAAGTTCGTGATCAATTATCTAACGAATTTGAAACAGCAATTGAAGAGCATAAAGAGCATCTTGCGACCAAACTTGACGATTATCTGTCTTACGTTGTCGAAAACTGGATGGGCGAAAACCAAGTCGCCGTCGAGTCTGGAATTCGTTCCGACATCAATGAATCGTTTATGAGAGGTCTTAAGCAACTCTTTGAATCGCACTACGTCACAATGCCAGAAGAGCGTTATGATCTTGTCGATGGTTTGAACAACCGTATTGAGGCACTCGAAGATAGGTTGAATGAGTCTCTTGAAAAGAACATTGAACTTTCAAAGGGTGTTGTCAAGGCTCAAGCCGAAGCAATTTACGAAAATGCTGCCCGTGACCTTTCTTCCATTGATGAGGAAAAGTTTAGAAAAATGGCAGAAAACGTTGATTTTGATAACATTGAAGAATTCAGTGCATCAATTGAAAATCTGAAAGAAAACTTCTTTGAGAGCGAGGATGGCGTTGTCACTCCTATGCTCACCGAAGAAATCCAAACTCTGAGTGAGGAAGAAGCAGACCAAGAAAATCAGGCTGAACTCACTCCCCAAATGTCCAAGTATGCGTCTATGCTCAATCGTATGAGCCACGCGGACAGTAATAGAACTCAACACTAACAAGAAGGAGATTCCATATGGAACAGTTATTAGTTGAAAATCTCAAAAAGAAATGGGAGCCAGTCCTTAACTGTGAAGGTATGAATCCCATCCGTGACTCTTACCGTAAGAACGTCACGGCGATCTTGCTTGAAAACCAAGAAAAGGCTCTTCGTGAAGAAGCCAACGTTGCTCCGGTTCCCGGTGCAAGCGGTTTTGTTGATACTCAAGGCACGTTCGATTCCGTCGCTGGTTTCGATCCCGTCTTGATCTCACTCGTTCGTCGTTCGATGCCTAACCTCATCGCCTACGATGTCTGTGGTGTTCAGCCACTTTCCGGTCCTACCGGCTTGATCTTCGCTATGAAGGCTAAGTTTACCAACAAGTCCTCTTCGGATAACCCCGAAGCACTGTTCGACGAAGCACCCACTCAGTTCTCTGCCACCTCCGGTGGTGCAACTGGTGGTTCCGGCTTCCCAACTCTCGGTGGAACTGGCGACCCCTTGGGTGTTCGTACAACCATCGACGGTGAACGAGCAGTTGGTGGTGATCCTACTGCCCCTGAAAGCACTCTCTCAATGAAGGCTTTCTCCGGTGCAGATACCGCTGATTTGGAAACCAGCACCTTTGACCAAATGGCATTCGTGATCGACCGAACTTCTGTCGTTGCGAAGACCCGTGCGTTGAAGGCTGAATACACCTCCGAACTCGCTCAAGACCTTAAGGCTATCCACGGTCTTGATGCCGAAGTCGAACTCGCCAACATTCTCTCGGCTGAAATCCTTGCTGAAATCAACCGTGAAGTGATTCGTACCATCTATCGTGGTGCTAAACTCGGCTGTCAACAAGGCGATCTGAAATACAAGCAAACTGGTGTTACGGGTCTTTCTGGTGGTGACACCACTGGTCTTGGT